GATTTCTTCGAGGGCCGAGGCTACGGCCTCCACTGGGAGCACCGATCCGGACATATCTATAAAAAATCAATCGAGCTAATTTGCGAAAATAAAAATTGCGGACGCGGGATCCGTGAATCATCTAAACCGGGAATGCTCCTCGGCGGGCAGTGGCGCGCATCGGCGATCCCAGAATACGAGCATATCTGCAGCTTCCACATTAACGGCCTCTACTCGTTTCAACTCAAGTGGTACGATATTGTCGTCGCCTACGAGGAGGGGCAGAAATCGGAGCTCGCGAAACAGGACTTCGATCAACTCAAAATGGGGCGACCACACAAACAGAAGGGATCGAAAATACGCGCCGATAAAATCATTGAAAACCGGGGCACCTATAAATCCGGCACCGTTCCCGACGGCGTGTTGTTCCTCACCGCTGGCGTTGACGTTCAGGAGGGCAGCAAAAAAGACCCTGCGAACCCTCCCCGCCTCGAAATGGAGATCCTCGGCATCGGCTCACAATGGCGGACATGGAGTATTTGTTATGAGGTATTTAAGGGAGAAATCGACGACCCCTACGCGGGCGCATGGGAGGAAATGACGCAATGGTTCATCGAAAAGCATGGCGGAGGAAAGTTTTACCGTAATGACGGTTTTGAATTCCCCTTGCGGTTCATGCTCGTAGACTCAGGCGACGGCAAGATGTCCGATGTAGTATATGATTTCTGCAGCCGTCCCGAGTGGGTGAATACGTTCCCCTCAAAGGGAATGCCTGATATTAGGATGGGGAAAAAAGACGGTCCCCGTCCCGATGAAATCATACAGGGGAACCGCCTGCCCTGGCGCCGCTCCGTACTCGACAACGACATCCTGCTCTACCTCATCAACACAAACTATTATAAGCACAAGATTTTCAATTACTTCAACGTCGAGCGCACAGAGTCCCCGATCCAGCGTTTCGGTTACTGCGAATTCCCCGCCGATTATTCCGATTGGTATTTCCAGATGTTCGCCTCCGAGGAAAAACGCCGGGACGGTTCATTCCACAACCCCACGGGCCGCCGCAACGAAGCCCTCGACTGCCGCGTGATGGCGATGTGCGCGGGCGATATATGGCTGAGCGACGAGGTTACGCAATGGAGGGAGTGGGCGAAATCGATGAAATTACCACAGCAGGCAATCTACAAAAAATATAATAGAAACTATGTCCTTGACTTAATCGCAAAACAGACCCTCCGCAAAAGTGCTTGACTTTTGCACGCCTATATGACATAATACCGCCCGACATGGATTATATCACCACGCGGAAAACGAGGCTACAGTCCCGCCTCACGCACGTACAGGCACAAATCGAAAAACTCGAGGGCGTCGTCGATGAAATGGCTGCGTCCGGTATAAATTCCTATCAATTCGACAGCGGCGAGGGTTCGCAGCGCACCACCCGCCGCAGCCTCTCCGAAATTCAGGATATGATCGACCGCCTCTACGCCACGGAATCACACCTCATCAACGAGCTCTACAACATGGGCATCGTGAGTGTGCGTCTACGGAGGCGCCCATGAGAATACCCCGTAAAGCCCGCGCGGCTATTCGCGCCGTATCCGCCATAATTAAAAGCATACCCTCGCGATTTAAACCCGTTCCCGAGCCCCGCGCACTCGGCTCCGGGATCTCCGCGCCATACTCAAACACCTACGGTGGCGGGAAATGGCCCGGCGGCATGAACAGTCGCGCACCGATTGACATACATGACCACTACGCAATCCGCCAACAGGTACGCCACAGGATGTCGGATTCCATTGAGGCGCGCGCACTCGTTACCTCAATTGTGGACACCGTCGTCGATACAGGCCTTAGGCTCAAACCCACTCCAATTCCCGAGATTCTCGGCATTACCCCCGAGGCCGCCGAGCTCTGGGGCGAGGACGTGGCGCAGCGTTTCCACCTCTGGGCAAAATCCAAAAAATCCAGCCGCAACAGAATCAATAATTTCTACCAGAACCAGCGATTTTACCAACTCGCACAGCAGCGCGACAACGATGTGTTTGTGCGTCTCTATTATGGCCGCGACTGGGATTCGCCGTCACCCCTGCAAATCGATTTTATTGAGGCCAACCAGATCCGCGGCAACGCCTACACTTCCACCTATGCCCAGCTCGGCGGCGATGACGGAATTGTCCGCGACGCCGCAGGCCGCGAGGTCGGATTCAAAATCTGGATGAGGGGTAGCGACGGTAAATACATCGAAACCACCGTCCCCGCCGTGGGAGAGAAATCCGGGCGGATTATGATGCTCCACGGCTACAATCCCGAATATGCGGGCCAGGGACGCGGCTATTCAAAACTTGCGCACATGATCCAGGAACTCGCCGATCTCACCGATTTTAAGGCCTCAGTACTCCAGAAAGCGATCAATCAGGCCTCATTCGTGGCGGTCATCGAAAACACGGCGCAGGACCCGTCACAGCCACTTGCCGGCCGAGTCGCGGGCGCAATCGGTCAATACGGAAGCAACCCCACTCCTGCAACCGATGCGCAGAACGTCACCGCGGAAAGCCTCGAGCCCGTCATAAACTGGGCACCGCAACCCGAGGCGACGATACGCCAACCCGGAAGCACTGTCGTCGGCAACCTCCGCCGCGGCGACCAATGGAAAAATCTACAGGACACCAGCCCCTCCGCCGCGTTCGATATGTACGTGAACAACGTATTTTCTTACCTCGTCGCGAGCACCGGATGGGCAATCGAACTCGTGCTCAAGAAATTCAATCAGAATTACTCCGCGAGCCGCGCCACCCTCCTCCTGTGCTGGCGTACTGCTCAAATCGAACGCGATGAAATGATCGCTGATTTCCTCGACCCCTCTTACGAAATGTGGCTTGCCGAGGAGATCGCCGCAGGCCGCATCTCCGCTCCGGGCTGGAGTGACCCCTACCTCCGCGCGGCGTGGTTATGCTGCGAATGGGCCGGGGCTCCGATGCCGAACATCGACCCGAACGCCACGGCAGACGCGGATCTGAAATACGTGGCAATGTCGGCGCAGACCCTGGACGACGTGGCCCGAAATCTCAATGGATCGAGTGGGAAAGCGAACCGCAGGAAAAACGCGAGGCAATACGCGGAATTGCCGCCGCCTCCGCTCCCCATAGCCCCGGTGCAAACGCAGCAATCGGGAAACGTTGACGAAAATAATAATCGAGGCGGTGAATGATGGATGTAATTCTGAAATGGTGGCCGCTCATCCTCACCGGCGCCGCAATACTCGCATGGCTCATCCGCCTGGAGGCAAAAGTCGTGATGGGAAATAAAATATTCGAGCTCCACAAACAGAATTGCGCCGAACGAGTGACACATGACTACGAGGAAAGCGATAAATTCGCGGCCCGCATCGAGAGATCGATCGGCAGCCTGTTCGATCTCCTCCGAGACGTGAAGAGCAGCGTCGACGAAATACGGGGCTGGAAAGATTCGATAAGGATCGCAAAAAGTGATTGACAAATTTATTATGTCGCGTAGTGTATACGGCAACTGTGGAAAAAATTATTGAAATATTACAGAAACTCGCCGGAGTGAAATTAAACGGCGATGTTTGTATTGAAATTCATTTCAATCAAGGCGGAATCCAGGGGGTAAAGGTTTTTCAAAAGAAATATTTGAATCCATAATTTATAGCGGATTCTTTTAATCCTCAGAATTGAGATTATTAAAAGCCCGAGTGCAGACAACTGCGCCCGGGCTTTTTTTGTGCTGAAAAAGATATGATAAAAATAATTCTATCAGGAGACATCGGCTGGGAGATCACCGCCGAGAAAATACGGAAGCAACTCAACGACGCCTCCGGCCAGGACCTCGAAGTGCAGATCGCCAGCCCCGGCGGTTCCGTTTTTGAGGGATTGGAAATCTACAACCTTTTCCGCGACTACAAACGCGACTATCCCAGCGCCCAACTCCTCGCCACGATCAAGGGCGAGGCCGCGAGCATGGCCTCTTATCTCGCGATGAACCCGGCATTTGACATCCTTGCCGCCGAGGACAATGCCGTCCTTATGATACACAACGCCTGGGGCGGAGTCGTCGGCGATTACCGCGAGGTATTCAAGATGGCCGAGGTGCTCGACGGAGTGACCAATATCATCGGCCAGGCATACACCGCGCGCACGAAAATCCCGCTCAACAAA